CTTGGAGGTCAAGATGAGGAAGTGTTGAAGGACCCTGGATCAAATCCTTTTTCTATAGAGTCTGCGATTAAAGAGTTTACAGAAGCTATGCCTGAATATGAACGTAGCGAAAAAACCGCTGGATATAATCTTTTAATGATGGGAGCCGCAATAGCTGCTGGTGAAGATCCGAATGCAATTCGTAACATTGCAAAAGGTGTTGTAAAGACCCTTCCAGAAATTATTAAAGATGAAAAAGAAGCAGAAAAATATTTACGTTCTGCAAAAATGGCTGGCGCAAAATACGCCTTTAGCAAACGTGACAAGCTCGAAGCTGAAAGACGAGCAGAAGAAAGAGCTAAGAACACTTACTATTTGGATAAAGACATAACAGTTACAGGATCTGATGGACAACCAGTTACTTATAAGAAGGGTTGGAACAGATTTAGTGATAAAACCGTTAACGAAATAAACACTGTTACAAATCAAGCTTTAGTGCCAATAGCTGTTTGGAAGGCGATGTCTAATGAAAAAGCAGCAAATTTAGAAGCTAAAGGACAAGGATACGAAAAAACAAAAACAGTTGAAGTTAAACTAAACGATCGAAATATTGTTAAATTGGAAGTTGCTTTTCCAAAACCCGGATTTGGAGGAAAACCCATCGTTCGAAATCCAGGTGCCTTAACAAGTCGATATTTTGAAGCTGCAGGAACTAACGATAGTCTGTTGGCTATTGCAAATAACTCAGCGGATCTTCTCACTCGGCCCAATGAAAAAGTAACTGGATTTAATTCACTTGCTGGTAGATTTTATGATCTTCAACGGGCTTTTGGTAAGGGCAAATTTAACCTTTTAAAAACTGCTGCCATATCAACAGACGATGACGATCACAATAAATACTACAAAAATAAAGAAGAATTTAATGAAGGTCTTAGACTTTCTCAAGAAGGAAATGAAAAACAAAGAAATCTCAGTGACCAAGCCTTATATAACACTCAACTTCGTTTCTTAGCGATAAGGATGGCTCCTTTACTTTTAGGAGAGTCGGGTAAAACTATTTCAGATGGTGATCGTAGATTAATTGCATCAGCTCTTGGAATGGCTGAAGATACTAAAGAAGGTGGATTCAAGTGGATTGGAGCATCGTCAATTAGTAAAGATCTACTATTACAAAGAGTCAATGAAATACGAGGTGTTTTAAGAAGAAACAGAGAAAACCTTGATAACACTTTTGCAGAAGCTGTTAAAGATTATGGTGGAACATTTAACGAAACTGGTCTTGTTGATCCATCAAAAAACGTTCGAGAAAGAAAAATTGGACAAGCTCGTCAAAGATCTGCTGAATTAAGTCCATTTACTCTTTTCAAAACAGAAGAAAAAGATCCTCAAGGAAATATCATCTATGATATTCGAAGAACAGGAAATGTTTAATGGGAATGATTACTGTTAGAACTCCTAGCGGTGAACTCATAAGTGTTCGAATAGCCGGAGATCAACCAACCGAAGAAGAGATGAGTGCTATCGCCTCATCTTTTCCAGAACAAGAACCTGTACCTGAACCAGAGCAAGCTCCTATTGAACAACCTGTTGAGAATATTGATTACGAAACAGGTGTGACTGATAACTTATTTAGATTAAATTTTGCTAGAGGCGATAATCCCAGAGAAAAAAGATTAAACCTTATTAGAATGGGTGTTCCTAAAGAAGGAATACTGCAAGATGATCAAGGCAAGTTTATTCTAGACTTAAATAAAATTTCTGAAGATGTAAAACAACAATATAACTTAAAGGGTAAAGAAGGAACAACTAAGTTAGCTATTGATGAAGAAGGCATTACAGGAGAGGATGTAATAGATTTTATAGGAGAAGCTGGGACTCCTATTCTTTTTGGAACTGCGGCGGCCATAGGTGCTACAGGAGTAGGTATACCCGCTGCTATGCTCCTTGTAGGCGGGGCTAGTTCTTTAGGATACGTTGCTGATGAGGCTATTGAATACGCTCAAGGTGTAAGAGATCAAACTTTAGGAGAAGATGCTAAAAATCTTGGCTTTGAATTTTTAGCTGGTTCTCTTGGAGAAGGTGCTGGAAGGGTTATAGCTAGAAGTCTTGGGAGACTTTTTAAAGGTCCTGGAACTGATGAGGCTAATGTTACTAGAGGGTTGGCTAGAGAAGTATTACAAGGAGAAGTAGATCCTGTTACAGGACGAGTTGCTCAAGGTGCTCCTACACTTAGAGCTATTAATCTCGCCCCCCTACTAGGTCGAGCTCAAGCTTTCTATGAAGGTGTTTTTCCTAATTCTAGGATAGCTACCAAAAACGCTAAGTATTTGCAAACAGCTTATTTAAACTTTTTAAAAGAATCAGGAGTTCCAGATAAACAAGCCTCTAAAACTTCAGAAGAATTTCTAGACGCTTTAAAAACAGATATTGAGAAGATGTATTCTACACCTCAAGAAGTTGCCAAAAGAGCTAATGATACATTAAAGAATACTGTAGAAAAAGAAATAAACTCTCTTATATCTCGTTTTGGATCAGATGATTTTGTAGGAGGGGAGTCTGTTGTAAAAGGTGTTGAGGTTGCAAAACGTGCTTTTGATGAAGCTTCAGATGAAATGTATACAAGGGCTAATTCCTTACTAGGGGAAAAAAATATTTTATTAGTAAAGCCTCTTCAAAAAAAATTAAATGATTTAGCTGATGCAAGTGTAGTTACAGGACAAGCTATTAAAGACTCTAGTCTAGGAAGAGTTATATCTGGATTGGGTGACACTGATGGAAAAGTTTCTGTTGACACGATGAACTCTATTAGAACAGCTTTAAGAGAAGCTTCATATGATCCTTCTCTTGTAGGTTCTCCTGACAGAGCTATTTTAACTCAATTAAAAAAATCAGTTGATGACATTATGCTTAATGCTGAAGCTTCTTTTTTAGAATCTATAAGTAAACTTCCTTCAGGGTCTGCTGCGAGAGATAGTTCAGGAAGATTTATTTCAGCTAAAGGGATAAAAGATCAAAAAGCTGGTTTTGAAGCTCTTAGAGAAGCAAATGATTTTTATGCAAAAGGAATGGAAAGGTTTCAAACTCTTTTTGCTGAGTCTTTAATTTCAAGTTCTAGAAGAGGAGGTCGGTTAGTTGATCCAGAGGCTGTTTTAGATGAAGTAATTGTCCCCAATAGAGCAAAACTCTTAACTGATCTACTAGAATCTACTCGACCAGAAGCTGGTCTAGGAACTCGTGTTATTCCTGAAACTTTTATTGATATTGTCCCAAATACAAAAATAAAACTTCAAGATGGAACAGTAAAAAATTTAAAAGATATTGTTTCAGAAAATCCTAATGATAGTTTATCTAAATTCTATCAAGATAAATTTGCTCGAGAAGTTGATTTAGCAGAAGAAGTAGCTGCGGCAAGAAGTGCAGGGTCTAATTACACGGAATCTGTCCGTAATAGTTTGGCTAGAAGATGGATGGAGAGAGCTATTCAATCATCTGATACAACAAATATTTTTGGTAGAACAGATCCTTTAAAAGTGGTTTCTAAAATTAGGGAACTTGGAAGCACCGCTCCTGTTTTATTTGGACGTAATTATAACTCCGTAATGAGAAGTCTATCTGATCTTTCATTGCTTGGAGATGACATAGGGGAGGCTGAATTAAGATCTCTTGCAGGTCGTCCTATAACAGAACAGATAGAAGCTATTTCTTCTATGACCAAACAAGCTGAAAGTATAAAAGGTCTTCCTTTTCTTAGATCTTTAGAAACTGCTGCAAGGTCTGGCGAAGTAGATAAAGTAGTTTCTTTGGTAACAAGAAACACAGACACCATACGTCAGGCTAAAAAGATATTAGGAGCTAATTCTGACACTATGAATTCTGTTAAGGATGAAATTTTATCTCGTGCAATAGGTTCTTTAGGAGATGAAACATCTACAGTTGTAAGAACGGGTTTTCTTGGAAGACCTCAAAGAACAGTTTCTCCAGAATTTATAAAAGATGTTATGAGCGGAAGACAACACGATAAAATTATGAAAGTTCTTGACGGCATGGGCCGAGACAAAATGGAAGCTTTGTTTGGAAAAGAATTTATAGATAGTATGCAAACTCTTGCTAGAAAAGCTGAAGCAGTTTCCATGCGACCTTTAGCTAATCTTGGAGGTTTAGAAACAGCTAATCTTGCAAGAAGTTTAACAATGGGTGCTATGTTTATAAAACCTATTAATGTTTTAGGAACAATATTAGGTTTAAAAACAATGGGTAGTATTTTAAGAAGCAGACTTTATACCAATTTAATTGCTCGTCCTACGGGAGACGTTAACACCATTAAAAATTTAGAAAGAGCTTTAGGTGTTGCTTATGGTGCATCCGCAAGAATGTTATTTCCTGACATCGTTGATGAGAATGAACAAGAAAAAACTGTAGGTAGACAAATACAAAATGTTACAGAACAAATAACTGCTCAACAACCTGTTCAAGTAACAAGACAAGCACGAGATAATTTTAAAATTCCTCCACTTCTTTCAGAACCTGCTTTTAATCAACAAAAGCCTATTACAGCATCTTCTGTTGAAAGAGAAAGATTAATTCGACAATTAATGGGATTGGAAAATAGATGATAAGACTTTCAACACACTTCTCTTTAAAAGAACTGACTAGATCCGAGACAGCAGTTCGTAAGGGTATTAAAAACGAACCTAACGAAAGAGAAATAGAAAATTTAAAAAGGGTATGCGAGAACATACTGGAACCCGTTAGGGTTCATTACGGTATACCGTTTACACCTTCGAGTGGTTTCCGTTCTTTACCTTTAAACACGGAAATTGGATCTTCCAGTAAATCACAGCATATACAAGGTCAGGCTGTTGATTTTGAAATACCTGGTGTTCCTAATCTTGAACTTGCAATGTGGGTAAAAGATAATTTAGATTATGACCAGTTGATATTAGAATTTTATAAGAAGGATGTGCCAGACTCAGGATGGGTGCATTGTAGTTATGTTGAAGACAGAAACAGAAAAGATTCAAAGCGGTTTGATGGACGAACTTGGGAATCGTTGTCCTAGTTGTGGGTGCCGTGAATCAAAGATCTTTGTCCATGGACACTATCAGTGCGTTAATTGTAAATCAATCACGGACGGTGATTGCTGTCAGGGAGTTTCTATCTAATGGCTAATACTATTTCAGAAGCGTTATTGAGAAGATCTGGTCAAATAAGTAACGATCCAGTTCCTTATGAGGAGTTGCAGTCTCCTCCTCAAACTCCGATTCAAGTACTTAATTCTTTAGTTCCTGACTCACAAAGTTTACAAGAAATTGGTATTAATGATCCTACTATTCGAGCAACTATAAATGCTATAGATAATTTAAGATTTGATGAAAAAGAACCTTTTGATACAGTAAATGAATATCCACTTCCTGATAATGCTTTTACGAGAGGAATAATGAATTTAACAGGAGCTATAGAGGATAATATTATAGCTCCTGTTGCGAGAACAGTAACAGATACTTTCGAAAATCCAAATCCATTAAATATTGGAAAAGCAGGACTTAAAGTAGCATCCGCACTTGGTAAGATTAATCCTGTAACTGGTATTCTTGGTCAAGGTGTTTTTAATGCTTTAGACTTTTCTCAATTAAACAAACAGCTTGACGACTACGGAGTTCCAAAAAAGAACCAGCTTGGCTTTTTAGATTTTCTTTCTTCTATGATTCCACTTACACCATCACTACAAGAACAAAGTCAAAATATTTTAAACATATACAATGAAGGTATAATGGATAAAGTTAGAGACGATATGTTTAATGCAGCTTATGGTAATTATGATATGGGTCGTGCTGGCCGTCCAGGAGATCCCGTACAAGGTTCTGGAATATTTAGTGCAGGTTTCCCCGGAGATCCCGCACAAGGTTCTGGAGTAAGCTCTGATGTGGATAGTGATGATGACCTTGGTGGATACGGAGGTTTTGCTCAAGACGATTATGATGGTTCTACTATTTAGCTAACCCCCAATTCTCTCCTAGTCCTACATCTATCTTAGAAGGTATCTTCATTTTTGGTACGCAGTTCTCCATAATATCTTTAATTTCAACAACTTGTTTATCACTCTCTATAGAAAAACAAAGTTCATCGTGAACAGTAAGCATGGGCCAATGACCATTGCCAATACAGTTCTGCATAGCTTTTTTAGTTTGATCTGCCGCTGATGCTTGTATTAATCGGTTAAGAGCCTTGTACACAAAAGCAACCTGATAGTTTTGTGGATTTTTTTTGTGCCAATCATCTGGTCTCTCTTCTAACGGGGTATCTATGATTTCCTTCCATTGCTCCTCTAGCTTTTCTGCATGGATTAATGTTTTTGACTTAATTGAAAAACCTTTGGGTTCACGCATTGGAAAACGACATTTACGTCCTAACAAAGTTCTAACCTCACAACGTTTAGAAGCCGCATCCATTACAGAGGATGCTAGGGCACGAATAAAAGGAACCTTTTCATCATATTCATTTCGTATTGCTTTGGCTTCTTCAAAAGGTATATCTCCTAAAGTAGATGCTAACTTACCAACTCCCATACCATACATGGTTCCAAGATTTATAATTTTTGCTTGGTATCTATCTACATCAGCTATGTCTGCCATGATCTGATGAAAGTCTACATCTGACTTTTGATATTCATGCACGATCTCTTTTACCCTGTCATTATCTTTAGTTGCAGGAGCAATCGAGGCATAGTGCATCAGCCACCTGGGTTCTTGGGAGCTGTAATCAAAGCTTCCCCATTTGCATCCTTCTTCTGGCAAAAATAAACCCCTGATAAGTTCTTTGATTTCTGGATGCCGAGAGGGAACTTGCTGTAAATTAGGATGGCTTGACGAGAAGCGTCCAGACACAGTTCCACCTTCATCTGAGCGCAACTGATTAAACTGACAATGGATGCGACCATTATGCTGATGATTAAGAATCGTATCCACAAAGGTTGTATTTGCCTTATTATACTCTCGAACTTCCAGAATTTTTTTAGCAATCGGATGTTCGTGAGTTTTCAAAAAGTGTTTTGTAAAGCTTGGAGCATCTGACTTAGGTGTTCTTTCATAAGATAAGTTAAGATTTTCAAAGGCAGAAGCAAGGCTTTTAGCGTTCCATGGTTCAATGTGAACGCCCGTTTCATCATATAGTTCTTTTAAAATTGATTTCTCTTTAGACAGAAGATAGGCTTTTGTTTTCTCTGCTTTGTCTAAGTCTACTCGCACCCCACGTTTTCTCATTTCAAATACAAGGGGTAATAAAGACAACTCCATTTCTAAAATGTCCTGACAATTGTCTTCTTTTAGTTTGTTATGAAGAACGTCCCATAGTTTTAATGTTAGTTCTGCATCTCCTTCTGCATATAAGGCAACTCTTTCGGCTGGAAGCTTCCACATTTCTGCTTTTGCATTTACACCATGTTGATCTGCCGCACGTTTTAAATCTTCTTCTTTTTTTCTTTGCCCCAGATATGTTGCACCCAATGAGTTAAGAGAGTAACTAAATCTATTCTCATCGAGAATTGGTGCGGCAACCATAGTATCAAGAATATTTCCTTTGATCTCTATTCCTTCTGATAACAACCAACCCAAGTCATATTGAGCATTATGAAATACAACGGACATGCCATGGTTAAGCTGGTCTTGAAGCCATCCAAGAACAAGGCTCTTAGCCATGTTTCCTCCTCCCTCATGACCAATAGGGAGATAGGAACTCCATCCAGAAACAGCAACAGCAATTCCTATAAGCTTTCCATCTTGTCTAACCCACCCTGGACCCAGATCTTTTATCTTTGGATCTTTTGTTTCTACGTCAATGCACATAAGCTTTTCACCAGATAAATCTGGCAAATGCTCTGGAGGAGACCAAACTTTTTCGTCAAATAAATCTTCACGCATCTTTTTGAGACAATGCTGCCCATATGGAAGTGTATGCAGATGCATCCACTCCATCATCCATATTGGGAGATCCTAGTTCATCTCTGGATATTTTTAACAAAACCATGCAGAAAGCTACTTCTTGTGCGCTTATAGGTGTTTTTAAATAAGCACTCCATAAATCGGCTACTCTTTTATGTTGCTGGGTATAATCTCCATGTTGCTTGGCACGATCTCCGCTAACTAATGATGCAGCTTTGTTTAGTATTTCTTCTGGTTTCATATCACATAATTCCTATTGGTTGTTGGATAAAGCACGTGAAGAGCTTGCTTGGCTCTTGTAACGGCAACATAAAAAACTCTATGCTCTATAGAGGGATTTTGTTGATACTCCTTATGAGCCGCATAAGAAATATCAGGAATGACTATAACATTGTCTGATTCTCCACCTTTCATAGAATGTATAGTACTTACTTTTATACGAGGACTTTTAACGTTATCTCCCCTTCTCAGGGCATTAAGAATGTAGTTTTTAGTTTCTAGATCTATTTTTTCAAGAGCTCTGTGCCATCTAATCGATCCATCAACTAACAATCCTAAATTGTCTTTGGCATAAGACATGTTGTAAACACCCTCTTCATCCATAATCAAAAGTGTTTTAGACCTTGGACCATAACCTCTTTGAAAACCCTTACCCACTCTCATGAAGGTATAGATATTTCTAATCTTGGAAGGAGATATGGAAGTACCCTTGGACCAAGTTTCCCAATCCATAATAGCTTCATACGTTTTAATTGGAATACTAGGATGACCATTACGGCTATATACCCATCCTTCATCCCTTAATTGTGAAGCGTAATAAGAAGCAATTCTATTAGTTCTTGCCATAAGACACCACTCTCCTTCTCCAAGCGGTATGTCCCATAAACTTTGATGATACCTGACACTTCCAGCACGTTCTTTCGGAAACCACTCTTTAGGAGCTCTACCGTGTATTCTATTAACAATACTCTGTGCCTGATCCCACACCGCTTCAGGAACACGGTACGATTGATTTAGAACTGTCTTCTTTTCCGTTGCATTTAGAAAAGCTTTAACATCTGCTCCTTGAAAATTCATAATTGCCTGATCATCATCTCCAGTGAATACCTGTATGCGAGGGTTTTTCCTAAGAACATTGACCATGGACCATTGAAGTGTGGACAGATCCTGTGCCTCATCAACAAATAGTGCATCAATGTCAGGACAAACATCTGATGCAACAAAATTTTCTATCATGTCTGTAAAGTCTATTTTGTGATATGCGTTCTTGTAATCTTCATAAGCACGAACTAATCTATTTAGTTCTGAAAAATTTAGATTGTAATCTCCTGTAATACGATACATTTCTTCAATCGGTAATTTTTTACTTCGAGACAGATGATACAAATTCATGTAATTATCACCCATGGATACACCTAGATTATCAAAATCTGTTTCGGTGTTAGAATTTTTAACTCCAAAAGATACGCCAGTAGCCATACCAATAGTCTTTAAATCCTTTGGCGACATAACGTCATCTGTCTTGTATCCACCTGCTCTGTACGCCATGGAATGCAACGTTTGAAAGTAAGGTAAATCTTGCTCGTCAATGTTCCAGTCGTTTGATACACGTTCACGACTTTCTGCCGCCGCCTTACGTGTAAACGAAACACACGCAATGCGATTAGGATCTATCCCCTCTTGAATACAATTACGGACACGATTGGAGTTAGTCTGTGTCTTTCCTGTTCCTGGGGGTCCTAGTATCGTTTCGCTTTGCATTTACTACTCTCTTACAAGACAAACATAATTCATCGTCACCTTCCCATAAAGTTCTGGTGACTTTTCCACACCACGGACAATCTAGCCAACGTTCATTCAATCTCTACGCTCCATCTAAACTTCAATTGTCCATAAATGGGTTGCCAATCTCTTTCTCGACCTTTTCTATCCCAATCACCTTTGTTGGTTTTTCCAACAATTTTCCATCCAGATCCTTTTAGACTAGATCCACTTTCTGTCTGTAAGGTGTAAGTTACCATTCGTTTGCCTCCCATTTGCTGCCATATCCTCCAGCATCTACCATATAAAAAAGAACAAGTATTTTTAGGGCTCTCTTCTCTTGTACAGACTCTAGTAATCTCCGCTGTGTACCCATCATCTAATAACCTTGCCAATGGACGGCCAACTATTGCAATTCCTACCATTTCCTCTCCAGTAGTTGCTCCGATAGCAAACTTACCACTGTCCCTAGTGGTTCTATTACTATGACGGTGAAATTGTTCTACAAAATTATTAGCCTCTCGTAATGTTATTGGTATGGGTTGAAGTTTCATTAAAATGGTGGATCTTCTGGTTCAAACGTAACTTCTGGAAGATCTACTTCTCCTCTATTCATTTCTGGCACGAACCACACTCTAACCGATTTCCATCTATCTTGGTTATCTTTAAATCTGTAAGTCTTGTCCGCCTCAACACCCTCATTCATTTCTTTAAGACGTTCTGTTATTTGACCACGAGTATAATGCGTAAATCCATTTCTTTTTAAAAAATCTTGCAAGGAACTAAGTTTAAAATAAGTAAGACCCTCTTCTGTCCAAGGCTTCCCGGTTAATAACTCTTCTGGACTATGAGCGGAGATTCTAGATGTACAAAAAGACTCAACTAATTCTATAAACAGTCCTCTGTGTGTAAGTTCATCAGGAACTGAAATACGTGTTGCATCATTTAACAAAGTGTCTATCAGGTCCCTCCAATCATTATCCTTCATCTTAGCTGGCATTTTATACATCTGTTCCATGCAAGCACGCTGAAACTCAACCTGCATCTGTAACTGTTTAGTAGACAGTTCGAGCCTTGCTCCATCTACATTAATAAACCAAACAGGAGGTTCAGACTCTACAACTGTTAACCCTCCTACTACAGGATGAGAGTTGTGAAACCCTATTCCAAATTTACGACTACGACATAAGGACTTATTGCAATGACTTTGCAAGGGTTCCTGTTTGCACGTAAAAGCATAATCTTTTTTTTCAAGCTGTTCTTGAATAGAAACTATTTCTCTCGCTGGTAATGGTGGATTGCAATAGTCCATGTTGTGATTTTCCAGTAGTTCCTTCCAATCATTGGGAGAACATTTTCTATAGTATATACCAATATTTAGAAGAGTCATATTACGACCACCCTCTGGTATTCCAAATTCTGTTAGTTGCTGACAACAAGGAGGTCCATCTGGAAGAACACTGCTTTTAGAACCGAGCTGTATGGAAGCTAATTGTTTAGCTGATATACGTAATTTCTCTGCTAATTTTAAAAACTTGGTCAAGGATAAGTTGTCACCATCCTTTGCCAAAGCATATCGTGTTGTGTGTTTTGAATTTTGATAAGGTAAATTTATAAAGTTGCCAATGTCTCCTCTGTCTGCGCGAACTTCTTCTTGCTTTGGAAATATCTCACAATTGCCCCAACCAAGAACAGATGCAAACTCTGCAAGCCTGTCTCTAACTTCTGAAGCAGAAACCTTTTCTGACAAGAACAAAAATAAATGAGCACCCCCCGATTTAGAACGGCACACAACCAAAGGTAATTTAAATCTTTGAACCTTTTTTAGTAAAGCTGGTATATCTAAATTATAATCGTCAATATCTAACGCACCAAAAGAACATCTGCTCGTCTCATCAATAGGAATGGATCCAACTCCAATCTTTCCATCTAGATGATCTTGAACAAGATTTACGGTCAACGGTTCATGGACAATTTGATATTTGGCTTGTGTCTTACCATGTCTGGCACGATCTAAGACAGCCGTTTGTCCATGAGCCTTTCCGTAACCCTCAAATAATTGAAGGAATTTTTCTGATGCGCTCCCCATGAGAAAAGTGGTCCCCCCGTGTGCAGACGGGGAGACCGCAGTCCTTCCTAGAACGGCACTTCGTCAGAGGACTGATCGTCCAACATC